GTCCGGTTTCCATCCTTCCATACCGGGGCATCCATGGCATGGGATTTGAGGCACATCTGGCGGGTGAGCACGCGGCGGGTGCCCTGCCCCTTGGGCATCTTACCCTCGTTCATCATCGTGTACTGGAGGCTGTCGATCCCGTACATCGCCACGTCGCGGTCAATCTGCTCCTGCGTGATCAGCGGTATGTCCAGCTTGCCATCGAGATTAGGGCTGTCCGAGCCCGGGAATTGGATACAGACGCCTTGCAATCGACGGGTGGGCCACTTCTTGGTTCCAGGCCCCTGATCGATATTGCCATCCCATCCACCAAGCTTTTCCTCTGGCTCACAGAACACGCCGAGGGCATCGGTTGTGTCCTTTGGATTGCCGAGGCCAACGGCCTTAAAGTCCCGGTTCTTGTCCAAGTTTGAGATGGCGTCAATGAAGGATCTGGGAAGCAGGCTCAATTCATCAGCGAATAGCCTCACACGATCATTCTTGATGCCGATGAACGATCCGAGGCCCACCAGCGATTCACCCCTGAGTGCGGGCACGCCCAACATGCCGTTGCGGAAGTCTCGTCCCTCAGCCGCCTCTGTGCGGGAGTCGGTAACGATACGCTGCCTGCCCTCGATCATGTTCCCCGCGAGGTACAGATGTTTCTCCTTGGCGACTCTGAAAAGCTTCTTTACCTCACCGAATAACCGATCCTCAAGCCGCTCCTTGGTGGTCGAGCACAGAATGGTTGTGGTGCATTTGGGAAAAGCCCAATAGTCGATCAGCGCCACAACAGCAGCATTTGTAGTTTTGCCTGAGGAGGCAGGCCCGAGCACGCCGATGGTTCGATGCGTCAGATATTCCTCGACGAACATCTTGAACCACTTGTGCTGAACAATGTGCGGGAAGGCTAATCGTGATGCCTCGCAGAAGTGGAAGAACGTTCCTTTTCCAACAGTAACTCCAGCCTTATTCACCCATTGGCCTCCGTGGTGAATCATCGCCAACTCGATTTGAAGATTGGTGCAACCCTTGACCCAATTGAGTTCGTATTTCCTGTTCAGCGGTATGCGGGCCATAAATGAACTTGAATGATTGTGTCCTTCGCTTAGGGTGCAGTCAACGATACTATGGCGAAAGCCCCAGAAACAGTCATTGCGGACGGCCTTCTGGATTTTAGTGCAGGGATCAATTCGTTAAAACCGACCACAATTGCCTCTCCCCAGTACCCAATGGGGCTCAAACGCAATCAGCTTTGTTGGTTAAATAACGGCACCGTTCGGGGTGGTGGCATCACCTCACGCACTGGCTGGCAGTATCTGGCGACGATCCATGACGGTACCGCGCTTTATCAAGGCGGATTCATGTACCGCCCGAGATTGGGAGATCCTTACATAGTCACTTCGATTGGCGGGGTGATTTACCGCACTCGCGTTGATACCGACAATTCGACTCAGAACATCACGCCCATTGGTGTTCAAAACCCCCCGAACGAGCCTCAGGCGTACATGGTGCAGGGTGAGGAGTTTCTAGTGATTCAGGCTGGAGATAATCTGACGCTGCCTCTCTTTTGGGATGGCCAAACGCTTCGCAGATCCTTGGGTCCGAGTCAGAATTTAGGCGTCACCTCACTCAACTTCGCAGTGCCTGCCATTGGCTCAGTGGTGTTGGTCACGCTCACCGCCCCGTACCTTGGCCCTGAAGGGCAGACCGTGCTGATCAATGGCTTCCTGTACCAAGTCGCCACTTCAGCGCTGGTGCAGCAATTCGTGACCCTCAAGAACATGGGCGATACCGCTGGCAAGGCAGTGCCGCCCGCAACCGTGTTGTACACGCTTCCGCAGTACGTTGCTCATGTCCAGTCTGCCACTCTAATCGTTGGAACAGGCGGCTACGTGGACATCGTTTTGACTTCGCCTTACACCTTCGCCCCGCATACCGGATTGTTTGTTAATGGCGTGCCAGCCTTCCTGTTGACCCAGACCGACAGCACGCACATCAGGATATTCGGAGTTCCGCCCGGCGCTCAACTCACGCAGGTCGTTAATAGCCCTGTTGGTGCTGGTATCGCTTTGCCCCAACCCCGTACCGATGTTGGAAACTTCGTCACTGGGTTCAGTGCCCCGGTAGTCGGTGGCACCGTCACGACACTTCTCTCAAATGTGTACACGGGGGCGCTTAATCAGCCGATGGTGATTGGCGGGTCGCTTTATGAAGTGTCAGCCGTTGGACAGCCAAATCCTGCCTCGAATCAGATTTATCTGACCAATCAGAACGCGCCCTCTCCCGCCACGGTTAACGCGGGCGCTGTAATGGCGACGGTATTCGAGCTTCCTGCGGCAACGGCCATGGATTACTTCATGGGGCGAATCTGGTACGCCCAAGGTCGTACGTATATCGCAGGCGACATCGTGCGCGGCCCCTCAGGAACGTTGCCGTATGACTTCCGAGACTCGATCCTAAAAGTCACCGAGAACCCGCTGGCGATTGGAGGCGACGGATTTACCATCCCTGCCGAGGCTGGGAACATCCGAGCCCTTCGTCATACCTCTGAAATCGACACAACTCTTGGGCAGGGCAAGCTGTACGTGTTCAGCGCCAAGTCGATTTACCGCCTCGATGTGCCGGTGTCCCGTACTCAATGGATTGCCGCCAATGACGCGACTCAGCCAATGCAGGTCGTGGTGCAACTCAATTACGGCTCGGTGAATGATCGGGGGATCGTCTCGGTGAACAGCGATCTCCTTTATCAGACGTTTGAGCCAGCCATCAGATCCCTCACGCTCGCCCAGCGGCTTTATGATATTGCGGCGTGGGGGAACGTGCCCATTTCACGCAATGAAAACCGTATTCTACGCTTCAATGACCGTGCGCTTTTGCGCTTTTGCTCAGGGATTAACTTCGACAACCGGCTTTGGGAAACGGCGCTGCCAATCGAAACGCAGGTGGGTGTTGCGTTTCAAGCCGTGGTTCCCCTTAATTTCGATGGGATAAGCACGCTGGAGGAGAAAGACCCTCCCGCATGGGAAGGCATGTACGAGGGTTTGGACATCCTGCAATTGCTCGAATCAGACTTTGGCGGAAGGCAACGAGCATTCGCCATCGTTCACTCTCGAACCGATCACAGTATTCAGGTCTGGGAATTGACCGACTCACTCAGGAATGATCTGCAAATTGCCAACGAGGAGGCGCGAATCACTTGGCTGATCGAGTTCCCCGCCCTCACATGGGATCAGGTATTCCTGCTCAAGCGATTGGTGAGCGCCGAGCTTTGGGTTGACCGTGTGTACGGCACAATTGACTTCCTGCTGGAGTACCGCCCTGATGGGGAAGCTTGTTGGCATTACTGGAATCGCTGGCAGATTTGTTCAGCACGCAATTCCTGCGAGGATGTGAATAATCCCATCTGTTATCCCATCACCCCTTACGGTGAGAGTTATCGTCAGGCTATGTCTATGCCATTGCCCCAAGATGGTTGCGCCACAGTCGAGGGCAGGCCGCTCAATATCGGGTACCAGTTTCAGGCCAAGCTTACGATTACCGGATGGTGCCGCATCAGGGGATTCATTCTGTACAGTCAGATGGTCGAGAAAGAGCTTTATTACGGGTTGGTTTGCCCCGGATTCACTCCGTCACCTCCGAGGGCATCTGCCCTGCCATCAGCGCCCGTACAAGTCCCAGGGAGCCCTCAGGTTCAATTGCCACAACCTGCTCCAGCCCCGCCGCCTCCGGTCGTCAATGTCGGAGTACCCATCGATCCGATTTTGGATCAGGGCGTCGATCCTCCGATCTGTGTTCACGGCTTCTGCGACGACATTCTAATGTCGATCACGGTCCTTTCTGGCGGCAATGCCCGACTTGACTGGAATCAGCCCGTCGATCAGTCGATAATCACGGCATTGCAACTGATGCGCTCCTCCGATAACGGACTCACGTACGATTTAATTGCATCAGCAAGCAGCTTCCTTCCGGGAGGAGCCATTGACCTTAACGATCCGGGGACGTACACTGATCCCACGAAGCCAGAGCTTACCTTCATCTACCTGCTCAACGGGTTTAGCGTCCAAGGGGATCGCTGGTCTTACAATGCCGTATCAATCACAACGCCTCAAAACACTCTGACTTCAACGGTCACCGCAACAGGCGTGGATCTGGCGTGGAGTGCTCCAAATTTAACATGAAGCGACGTGAGTTCTTTACCGGATTAGCTGCCATATTGCTCCCGCCATTGCCTCCCGGATTCAAGCCTAAGTGTAAAAGGATCGAGTCTCCCAAAGGCCGCGAGCATCGCATGAGTCTTTCGGTGATGCAGAAGCCAGCGGCCTCAAAAGCCTTTGCCGTCACCCCAGCAGGATTCAGCATCAACTCGATTCAATACATTTCAGGAACTGCCATCCTTCAATGGTCTGGAGGCACGGGTCCGTACCAAGTACAGCGCGAGACTTTAATCAATGGGCCATGGGTTAATGTCGGCAATCCAACCATCGCAACATCGAA